TCAACACCTTCAACAGCATCGGGAACAAGGTCAACGCGATCCTTCGATCCACCGCCCCGACCATATCCCCGAGAGCCCGGCCTTTGCTGGATTGCGTGGTGCTGAGCGATCATGCCGTCTCGGTGAACCTGCCAGGCTTCGGCGGCTACGCATGGATGGCCGACGACAACAGCATCGCCGCCGAGGTCATGCGCGAGTTCGCCCGTCGCCTCGCCTCCCTTTCCCCGAGAGGGAGGGGGGCGGAGGACGTCGAAGCGTTGGCCGTTCGCTTGGCCGAGGCTGTGCATCCTGTGCCGGGCGCTGCGTCTTGGCCGTACCTCAGTGAGCACGACCGCGAAGGTTGGCGCATGGTCGCACGCGAAGCCCTTGACGCCCTCGCCGCCCCGAGAGGGAGGGGGGAAGGGCTGGAAAAGATGGCCGAACGGGCCGCGCGGATCATTGCCGCAAAATGGGAAACCAACGACGCGGGCAAAATCGAGTTCAACCCCTGTTACTCGCCCAGCAAAATCGACCGCGCCCGAGCCGACGCCATCCTAGCCGCCGTGGCCCCTGTATCGGAAACCGCACCCGCGCCCCTCCCCCCGCCCGGCCCCGACGACTTCCGCGACGCCCTCGCCGAACTTGTCAGCCTGCAGCATGAAGCCGACGCCATCGGCAAACAGGCTGGATGGGCCGACCGATGGGAAAAGGCCATGGCCCAGGCCGACGAACTGACAAGGGTTGAGCCGTGACCCGGCGCTATAAGGCCAGCACGTCGGGCAGCGGGTCGCGATTCATCGCCGGCATCTATCGCGTCACCGGACCCCGCCCTTACGACTCCCTGTTCATTGAGGGCAGGGGACGCGATACCGGGGGCGAGTTCCCCACCCGCTCCGCCGCCCTCACCTGGGCGCGCAAGCGGATCAAGGAACTCGAGGCCGAAGACGCGGCAAAGGAGGCGCCACCTTCCCCCGGCGAGCCCTAAAGGGTATCCATACCCCAAGAGCAACAGCCCCAGGCCCGCCACCCCATGAAAACGCCACCCCTGGCGGTCGTCTATCGCAAGACGGCCGACTTGAAGCCCGACCCGCGCAACGCCCGCACCCACTCGCCCGAACAGGTCGAACAACTCCGCGCCTCATATCGCCAGTTCGGATTCACAAACCCCATCCTGCTACGCGAGTCCGGTATGGTCGGCGCCGGCCATGGCCGCCTGCTCATGGCCCAGGCCGAGGGGTTGGCCGAAGTGCCGACGATCACCCTTCACGGCCTGTCGGACGATCAGTGGAGGGCCTATGCCCTGGCCGATAACAAACTGGCCCTGAACGCGGGATGGGATGAGGGACTGTTGCGCGAGGAACTGGCCGCGATCGCCGACGGATTCCCCGACCTTGTCGTTGACCTGGGGTTCGGCGCCGACGAACTCGAGGCGTTACTCAACCCTGGCCAGGTCAACGAACGCGACGCCGACGACGTCCCCGACGCGCCTGTCGTCCCCATCACTCAACCCGGCGACGTCTGGCGCCTCGGCAAGCATCGCGCAATGTGCGGCGACAGCACGTCAGCCGAGGCCGTCGCCGTCCTCATGGCAGGCCAGGAAGCCGCCCTTTGCTTCACGTCCCCGCCATACGGTCAACAGCGCGACTATGGCGCGGCCAAGGAACAAACCCGCGAATGGGACCGCCTAATGCAAGGCGTGTTCTCCGTTCTCCCCTTGACGCGGGCCGCTCAAGTGCTGGTCAACCTCGGCATGATCCATCGCGACAACGAATGGATTCCCTACTGGTCAGACTGGGTTGAATGGATGCGCGCCCAGGGCTGGCGCCGGTTCGGCTGGTACGTCTGGGACCAAGGATTCGGCCTGCCCGGCGATTGGAACGGCCGCCTGGCCCCCTCTCATGAGTTCGTGTTCCACTTCAACCGGGAGGCCCAGCGCGCCCGAAAGACCAAGGCCAAAAACCCCGACAGCGTGAAACAACTTAGCGCCTCCAATACCATGCGCGGCAAGGACGGCCAGGTCCGCGAGTTCTCAAGTCCAGACGCCGGCCTAAACACCCACAAAATCCCCGACAGCGTCATCCGAGTCCTTCGACACCAGGGCGGCATAGGGAAGGCTGGCAGTCATCCCGCCGTGTTCTCTGTCGCCTTCGCCGAGGAAGTGGTCGCGGCGTTCTCCGATCCGGGCGCGCTGATTTACGAGCCATTCACCGGGTCCGGCTCGCAAATCGTCGCCGCCGAAAAGATCGGCCGCCGCTGCTATGGCATGGAACTAGACCCCGTTTATGTAGACGTCGCCGTTCGCCGTTGGGAAATGTTCACCGGCCAAGAGGCGACCCTTGAGGCCACCGGCCAGACCTTCCGCGAAGTCGCCGATGAGCGCATAAGGGGAAACGATACCCCAACGGACGCCGCCCCGGTTTCTGATAGCACCATAGAAAGCCCATGAGCGAAGCAACCGAACCGAACAAAGGCGGGCGCCCTCGCAAGCTGTCGCCGAACGATCAGACCCTAAAGGAACTGCGCGGGCTGGCCGCCATCATGGCCACGGAAGCGGAGGTCGCGGCGTTTTTCGGCGTGGTCGTGAACACCCTCAAAAAGTTTTTCGACGACTATCCCGAAGCCCTGGCGGCGTTCGAGGATGGGAAGGGCCAGGGCCGGGTCAGCCTTCGCCGTAAGCAATTCGCCCTGGCCGATAAGAACGCGGCAATGGCGATTTTCCTGGGCAAGAACTATCTCGAACAGACCGACCGCCAGGAACTTACCGGGCCAGCCGGCGGGCCGATTACCTATCGGCGCCTCGACAATCTGACCCTTGAGGAGTTGGAACAGCTTGACCGCCTTAGCGCCAAAATTTCCGGGGGCGGTGACGCTCCCGCCGAGGTCGGAGATACAGGCGGCGATCGCGAGGAAGCGCCAGGAACTTGAGCGCGCCGCCCGCCGGGCCCGCCTTGAGGAAATCCGCGCCAATTGCGAGACCTTCGCCGGGTTCGTGAAAGAGGCGTGGCACGTCCTCGAGCCGAACAACCCGCTCAAATGGAACTGGCATCTCCAAGTCTTGTGCGACCACCTTGAGGCGATCACCTGGGGCCATATCCGCCCGCGCCTCATCGTGAACATTCCGCCCGGGTCGTCGAAGTCGATGATCGTGTCGGTTCTCTGGCAGGCGTGGGAATGGGGCCCGTGCGGCCTGACCTCGAATCGGTTCCTCACGTCCAGCTTTGAACTCGGCAACGTCAAGCGCGACACCCGCAAAACCCGCGACCTCATCCTGTCCGAATGGTTTCAAGACCTCTGGCCCATCCGGTTTTCGCGGGAGGGGGAACTATCGTTCGCCAACGACAACACCGGCACGCGCGAGGGCGTCGCGTTCAAGTCGATCACCGGCAAGCGCGGCGATCGCGTCATCATCGACGACCCGCATAGCCTGGACGGCGCCGAGTCCGACGTCGAACGGAACAAGGCGACGCGCCGGTTCGTCGAAGGCGGCCTTAACCGCCTGAACGATCAAATGACCTCGGCCCTGGTCGTCGTCATGCAGCGCCTACATGAGACCGACCTAACCGGCGTCCTGCTGGCGCGCGGCGGGTTCATCCATCTCTACATTCCAATGGAATTCGAGATTGAACGGCCCTGTTCAACGGAACTTCCCTGGCGCGACCCGCGCACCGAAGACGGCGAACTCATGGACCCGGGCCGGTTCCCGCCGGCCGCGATCGCCGAACTCAAGACCGGCAATTCGTTCTCATGGGCTGGCCAGTATCAGCAACGACCGACGGCCCGTGAGGGCGGTATGTTCAAGCGGTCATGGTTCCCCATCGTCGAGGCCGCCCCGGTGCAGGCCCGCCGCGTCCGCGCCTGGGACTTCGCCAGCACCCAGAAGAAGGCCGGGAACAACCCCGACTGGACCGTCGGCATCAAGGTCAGTGAGGCCGGCGGAATCTTCTATGTCGAACACGTCATCCGGTTCCGCGACACCCCGGCGGAGGTCGACCGCATCCTGTTGCAGACCGCCAGGGCCGACGGGTACGGCGTCACCGTCCGCACCCCGAAAGACCCAGGCCAGGCCGGCGTCGCCCAGTCGGACACTCACGTAAAAATGCTGGCCGGCTTCGACATAAAGCCGGAGAAGCCGACCGGCGATAAGGAGATGCGGGCCCGCCCCGCCGCCGCCCAGGCCCAGGCCGGTAACGTGCGCCTTGTCGCGGGCGACTGGACCGAAGCGTTCCTAGATGAGATTTGCGTGTTCCCGGCCTCGGCCTTCGACGACCAAGTCGACGCTTTCGCCGACGCTATCAATGAACTGGCCCTTGGTTCATCCTATGACGCATCACTAGACTGGGTTGCCTGACCATGACCGAAGCCCTTGCCCCTGCTCACGCCGTCATGGCGACCGACAGCCTGGCCAACCTCACCACCGGACTCGGCGGGGACAAGTCGAAGGGCCACGGGACGCATTGGTTCGAGCGGCAACTGGACGCCGCGCAATGCCTGGCCGCCTACAAAGGCGACTGGATCGCCCGCAAGGCCGTCGATATTCCGGCCT